GGTGAATAGTACTGCAGCAAATCCAACAATTGACAAGATAGCTGCCTTTCGCCCCCTCCAATCCCTTGTAAACCGTGCATGTAAAAAAGCGGCATAAACGAACCAAGTGATCAAAGACCAAGTCTCTTTAGGATCCCAACTCCAAAATTTGCCCCAAACTGATTTGGCATACACAAAACCTGTAATAAGTCCTACACCAGTAGGTATTGCTGCTGCTCTTGCTCCTGTTGCTTATGAACAAACAAAAGAACAACAGTTTGCTGGTAGCGATTCTATGGGTAAAACAATAGCTACTAGAATGAAAGATACTGTTAGAGATATTGAAGGTACTCCTTCAGAAAACAAGAAAAAAATGAAAGCTGGAGGTAAAATAGGACGTGGTTGCGGTTCTGCTATGCGTGGTGCTGGTAAGGTAATGAAACCCTAATTATGGGTGGACTACCTTTAGAACTTATAACGATGCTTGGCTCTGGATTATTATCTGGAGTAATGACTATTTGGAGCCAAAGTCAAAAAGCTAAACAAGATGCTTTTAAAAGAGCAATAGATGGTTTAGCTGCTCAATCAGAAGCTACTGATTTAGCAAGGCGTTATGAGAATAAAGGTTTTCAAATTACACGACGAATTATTGCACTATCAGCAGTAGCTGCAATTATTGTTTGGCCTAAAGTTGTAGCAGTATTTTGGCCTGATGTAGCAGTAACAGTTGGATACACACAGTGGAATCCCGGTTTTCTATTTATAACAGAAGGAACTGAGACTGTTACTTGGCAATCACTTAAAGGATTAGTTTTAACACCCTTGGATACACACTTACTTTCTGCTATTATTGGAATGTATTTTGGTGCATCAATAGTAAAGAATGCTAGATAATGCCACTTAAAAAAGGTAAAAGTCAAAAAACTATCAGTGAAAACATTCGTAGAGAAATAAAAGCTGGTAAACCACAGAAACAAGCAATAGCTATCGCACTTCAAAAAGCTGGTAGGAGAAAGGCAAATGGTCGTAAAACGTCCAACAACAAAGTCAAGAAAAACTACCGTAAAGGCTAAGTCAAAAGTCAATCAAGCTGGCAACTATACTAAGCCTACAATGCGTAAAAGACTTTTTGAAAGTATTAAGGCTGGTGGTAAAGGTGGTAGTCCCGGTCAATGGTCTGCTCGTAAAGCACAAATGCTTGCTAAACAATATAAAGCCAAAGGCGGAGGTTATAAGTAAAATGGAATGTAATTGTAAAATGTGTGTTGTACATTTTGTAGAACGTATTATTAAAAAAATTAAGGCTCTTGTAGGAAAGTAAAGTGGCTCTGAAAAAATCACAACGTAGTCTTAAATCTTGGACTAAGCAGAAGTGGCGTACTAAATCAGGTAAGCCATCTACGCAAGGTCCAAAGGCTACTGGTGAAAGATACTTACCAGAGAAAGCTATTAAAAGTCTTAGTGCTAAAGAATATGCTGCTACAACAAAAGCTAAACGTCAAGCAACTCAAAAAGGAAAACAAGTAGCTAAACAACCAAAGAAGATTGCTAAGAAAGTAAGACGTTATAGGAAGGTTACATAATGGCTGTACGTAAAAGCACAGGTAAAGGAATGAAAGGTATGAGCATCAAGAGTGGTGACAAACGTCCCACTAAAGCTGGTGCTGGAATGACTAAAAAGGGTGTAGCTAAATATCGTAGGCAAAATCCCGGTTCTAAACTTCAAACTGCTGTAACTGAAAAGAAACCTACAGGTAAAAGAGCAGCAAGGCGTAAGTCATATTGTGCACGATCAGCAGGACAAATGAAACAATTTCCTAAAGCAGCTAAAGACCCTAATAGCCGTTTAAGGCAAGCACGTAAGCGGTGGAGGTGCTAATGGCTATAGGTCGTTCTAATATTAAACAACAGATTACTAAAGCACCAGCTAAAAAGATAATGAAGAAAAAGAAAACAAAGAATAATAAACTATCAATGCTAAATCTTTCTACTGCTGCACAAAAAAGAAAAGCACGTCGTCCGTAAATAAGGGAATTTTAAATGACTACTAGCGGTACATATAACTTCTCAATGGATATTGACGAAGTTATTCAAGAAGCAATGGAGATGATTGGCGGTGAACAGACACTAGGACATGATCCTAAATCTGCTCGACGTTCAATCAATCTACTGCTACAGGATTGGCAGAATCGTGGTGTACTGCTTTGGACTGCTAATACAACTACAGTTTCTGTATCTACAAGTGTAACAGCTTATGCACTAACTTCCAGCACTGTAGATGTTCTTGAAGTTGTTCTTAATCGTGACGATACTGATCTTCAACTAGAACGTATTACAATGGAAGAATATCTAAAAATTCCACGTAAAGGTCAAACAGGTCGTCCATCACAATATGCTATACGACGTGATAGAGACAATCCAATAATGTATCTCTGGCCTATTCCAGAAAATACAACAGACCTTTTAAAAATTGAACAAGTGCGGTATACTCAAGATGTAAACAAATCTGCTGTACAGACTGCAGATATTTCTAGACGTTTTTATCCATGCCTTACTGCAGGACTATCTTACTTTATGTCAATGAAACGTCCCGGTGTAGAAGGTGGACGTATTCAGTTTCTTAAAGCTGAATATGAAGAACGTCTAGCACGTGCAATGGATGAAGATAGAGAAAGAGCAAGTTTGCGTATAGTACCTAATTTAAATAGAGTTTAAGAATTATGGCAAGCACTAAAAGAGCATTAGCAATATGCGATACGTGCGGTTTTAGGTATCCTCACAGGGTACTAAAAATGAACAGCTATGGAATGCTTGTTTGCCCAACAGACTACGATGGTGCTTATGATCTAAAGAACCATCCACAAAATAAAACGCCTGATGTAAGAGATAATCCAGCAATACGTAATCCACGTCCAGAACTTAATGCTGAACGTAATCTAGATTGGGAAGCTGCTTTATCTCTTTGGGAAGAAACTGACAACTATTGGAATAGTATATAATGGCTACACTTACTGGAACAAAAATTGCTAATACTTATAAACAACTTTTACAAGTTGGAAGTAGCAATACTGGATTAACTGGTTCAGTACAAACTGTACAAGATGGTCAGGGTAATAACTCACCTTTACAACTTAGTCAAAGTGCAGTAAATATTAATGGAACATTTCAACTAAGTGGAGTAACTCTTACAGCTAATGCTTCAACGCTTAATGCAGTAGCAGACCTAACAGGTGCTACAGGCATTGTAGCTGTAAGTGCAGGTAATGTATATGGTAGAACGATTACAGGCGGTACGGGTGTTTCGATTACTAATGGGGATGGTACTGAAGGTAATCCTACTATTGCTCTTAATACTACTGGAGTTGTATCTGGTACATATGGTCCATTAACAACTCTTGAAATTAATGAAGTAGGACAGATTGTAAGTGCTACTGCAGTTAGTACAAGTGTTTCAGTTCCAACTATTCGTGCATCTGAATTTATTGGCGGTACGTTTAAAGGAACAACAGCAGATTTTAGTTCAAATACTTCAATTGGCGGAACTGCCGTTGTTGAAGGAGCCGCAACATTTAATTCAACAGTTAGTGTTTCAGGTGCACTTACTGGTTCTTCTGCAACATTTACAGGAACAGTTTCAGCAGGAGATATTTCAGGTGCTAATGCAACATTTAGTGGGAATATTTCAGCAACTGAATATTATGGTGATGGTTCAAATCTAACTGGAATTGTAGCAGCTTCAGCAACTTTTGCTACATCAGCAGGATTTGCAGCTTCAGCAACAAATGCTTCATTTGCTCTTTCAGCTACTAATGCTAACTTTGCAGCTAGTGCTTCCTTTGCATCTAGTGCTTCATATGCTGCAAGTGCAGGAGAAGCTTCTTTTGCTGTATCTGCTTCAAGTGCAGCTTTTGCTACAAGTGCTGATAGTGCAACCTTTGCAGTATCTGCTACTAATGCAACAACAGCTTATAATGTAAGCGGTGGTATCGCAGATATTTCAGGATTAACTGCTGTTAGTGCAAGTATTTCAGATTTAAGAGCAACACAGTTTTATGGTACATCAGTTAGTATTGATTATCTAAATGCAAGTGATATTACTGCAATTACAATTTCAGCAACTGATCTTAAATCTTCTACAATTAGCTTTACATCTGTTAGTGTATCGTCATTACGGGTATATCGACTAGCTGTTGAAACAACTCTTTCAGCTACATATGGTACTTTTACAGGCAATGTTTCAGCCGTTTCATTTTATGGTGATGGTTCAAATCTAACCAACCTACCAACTGCTCCTGTATCAGTATCTACATATACAGTTAATCAGCTAACAGTTGTAAGTGCAGCTAGTTTTCCTGATGATGCTACATTAAGTTTTGGAACAGACAATGATTTACAAATAGTTCATAATGGTAGTAATTCTCTAATTAAAGAAACAGGAACTGGTAGTTTATTTGTTCAAAGTAATGAAATTAAACTAACAAATACTGGTT